AAATGGGAGTGTAACAGCTGCTCCTGGTGCTAATAATTCTCCAGCTAACCCCGAACCTGACTCTGGGGTACCACCCAATTTAGAATAAATATCCCGGCTTGTACCTTTAAATTCTGGGACAAAGTTTTTCTCCTCATAACCTGGATGACCACCAGGTCTCATTTGGGTTAAACGTTGTGCATGTGAAGTACCGGCACCTCCGGCAGTTAATTCAACTAAATCCATAGGAAGACCTGCTTCTGCAGCAACTATACCTTTTGCAAAATCGGGTAAATTTAGGAGATTAGCTTTTTCTTCTGTTTCCCTTCTACGAAGCAGAAGTTTTTCCTTAACATAATCCGGGAGACTATCCCATTCCGCTTTTCGGATATTTTTAGGACGCTTCCTTAAACCTTGACGTTTACGCATTAGGTAGGGTTTGTTGTGGTGGGGCTTGCTGTTGTTGTGCAAATCGGGCTTGGAGGAGAGCAGTATTTTGTCTCATTTCCTCACGATCTCTTTCCATCATTGCTTTTAATTTAGAACCATCCATCTGGGTATTATATTTTGCTTGCATATCCATTATAGAAAGTTCTGCCTGTGATTCAATACGATCCTTTTCCCTGTCATCCAATCTAAGCATTTTTTCTCGTTCAAGTTCAAGTTTGCCCATATCATTTTGAGCATCAGCTTGAGCTTTTTGAGCTTGAATTTGGATATATTGTTCTTCAGGAGTTGGTTGAGGTGGTTCCTGTGGAGGAGCTTGATATTGAGCTGGATCAGTAAAAAATGCATTAGGATCTTTGAATCCTGCCAACTCTACCATACGGGAGAGAGTCGTATGATATTGACCCAAATTAACAATAGGATTTTCCAACCCAAACTGTTGTAGTAGGGTTTCCTGTTTTTGGGCCACAGTTGACAGGAAGTTCATCTTTTCTGCATCATTTGCAGCACCAAGAGGAATATCAACCAAAATATCCATATCAGCATCCCAATACCTAGGATCTATTGGAACCCATTCATTCCTTAACCTAGTCATTGTTTCTCTATCTTGATGTTTATGAATCAACTGTAGTATACCTTTATAAAGAGGTTTCATACCAGATTCAGCAAATATCCGTGCAATTAATTCAATATGAGCTTGAGATGCTTTAACTGTTGAATCAACAGCAAGTCTAGTTGCAGATTGTAAATTCTCTGAATCAAGACCTTGAGAAGCTTTGGTAATACCTGTCCTAGTTGATTTAATTTCGTCAAGCATACCAAGAATTGGTAAAGCTTGTTGACCAACGAAAGGCATATCCAACTGTTGAACTGCACCTGGTGCTCTAGCTCTAATTACAGAACCAACTTCTGTATTTAAAACATCTTTTATATTCACCATATTTTCTTGAATCAACATCCTCGGATTAACTGCCATCACAAGGGAATCCATTACATTCCTTAAAATAGCTGATTTAATCCGTTGAATATCTGCAACAATATCGGTGATTGAAGCTCCAATTGCAGTATGAGGTTCAGGGGCAGGGCAAAACATAACAAATGGAATATAGTCACAATGTGAATTATCCAACACATTATGTGTGTTACCTATCGTGCATATCCTTCTTAATTCTGAAATACCATCTTGATCAACATCAAGGTTAATATAAGATTCGCAATAAAGTATTTTTCTTTGGGCTGGCTCCATATGGGTCCGGCCACGATCAGGGGTTTCTGAATGTCTTGAAATAAATTCTTCATTAGTACCAAATGATTCATCAGTAGAAGCATGTTCTTCAAGTACATCTGGATCATAACCTAAGCTTGTTAATTCGGAAATTGTTTTATAGGAACGATGAGCAACTATATCTGCTTCTGTAACACTTTTTGCTCTACGGTCAATGATGAATTCTTCAGGAGGGAGTGCTTCAACTCTAATTTTACCTTTTTTACTTCTTTTCTTAACAGTAACATTATAAAGTGGGATTCCATCAAGTGTTTGTTCGGTTGTCTCCATTTCCACAGATTCAACATCTTCGGCCCCTGCAAGCATTTGAGCTTGTTGTTCGTCAAGACCACTGAATTTTGAAGCAGTTACTTTCTCAGCTTCTTCCCACCAATATTTTATTACCCCAGTACGTCTAATTAGAGCATCCTGGAATACTGACATTAATGTTTTAAAAAAATCTGGTTGTTGTTCTATCAGTAAATTATTGATATATTCTGAACACTGTTCTGCCATTTGCACATCTTCAGGGCCATTTGGGGCAAATGACATTATCCGTTTACTTCCGAAAAATATCCTCATCATTGAAGGTAGTATCTGATTTACGGTATCACGAACATCATATGATACAACTCCAGATCTGCCCTCATCATCTTGTTCCGGTAAATGCCCTGAATAATATTTACCAGAGGTTATTCGATCCTGGCCTAATTCATCATCAGAATATGAAATAGCATCGTCAAGAAGATGACCTATATATGATTTAACGTCTTCCTCAGACATTTCCTCTTCAGGTGCTATTTCCTCTATTTCTTCCATTTCACCTGTATCGTTATAATCACTGATCTCTGCCATTTTCCCTTTTTATAAAAGTATCATAATCGGTGTCTGATTTTTCCTTATTGCAATTTAAACAACTAACAACTAAATATTTTATATTTTTGGATTGTGCTATCGTTAATTTATGTCTTGATATTTTATGGTCAATGTGGAAGTGGTCTGGTAAAAGTTCTATTCCACAATAATGGCAATAAGCAATGGCTGAATCCAATCCCATCGCTTTAATCCAAAGTCTGATATATACTTCCCTGTTATAACCACCTCTTGCTATATTTAATTCTTTATCCCTGAGACCTTTAACTGCCCATTTGCATTTTTTACTGCAGTATTTCTGTCGTGCATATTGTAGTTTATTTGGTTCGTATTTTTTATTGCAGTGTTCACAAACTTTTTTTGGTGGTAATTTTGGTGGAGGCATATATTCCCTTATAGTATCATAAATTAAACAACAACCTAAGGCTATTGTTATATAATTCCAGGAATATTACGCATTAGAGGTTTTTGCCAACCTCCTGATAACCCGGCGTGAGTTGCTGCATTCCCTGCAAATGTTAATACAAATGCATCAGCAAAATCTGGTGAACCCCTGTGGCCTATACGTTTTTTCATTTCATCCTTTGTTTCCATCCGAATTTTTCCAGATGATTCAAAAGAATATCTAGGGGAACATAATTCAAACATTAATCGTTCATCTCTAGGGATACGGCAGTGTCGTTGTTCAAACCATTCTTTAGCTTTATGCCATAATTCGGCCCTTAAATTTTTATATTGATTAGATAGAGAAGCAGATTCTCCAGTATTTATCCCAATTATTGGGAGCCCTAGTTCGAGACCTCTGTCAACTATAGAAGCACCAACTCCAACAACATCAACCAATATTTCATCTGGAGGCTCCTGTTCATCTTGTGCTTTCTGATATTCGGCATTAACTATACCCATTAATTTCATTGTATCAAGTTTTGCCCATGATTTAATTGGTTCCATAACTGTGTTTCCTCTCCGTTTACATAAAGCTGATTTATCAGAGCCATATCTAGCAACATCTAAGCCCCATGAAATACCACCTTGAGTTGGATCTACATCTCTTACAACTGCACTTTCAACTAATTCATTAGAAATAATAGTATCATCGGACGATTCCGCAAATTCCCCTAGAACACGAATGCGATATGTATTAGAATCAATACCATAGCGTTCGGCCATTTCATCGATATATTCTTTTTTTACCCGTGGTGATGTCTCGCAACTAACAGTGAGGGTCCACCATCTATCTATTAACCTAGTGAATGCATCATGAAAATAGCCTTCTGGACGGGTTGGGTTCCCAAGCAATAACAAAGTTGCATTTCCAGATAAAGAACCACCTGCTGCCGAAAATATAGCATCATCAACTGAACTAGCTTCATCAACAATCAGTAAAACTTTATCGGAATGGATACCTTGGAGTGCCTCTGGTGTTTCTTTACGTGCAGTTCTACACGATATAAACGACCCAGATGGATCTGATTTTAATACTATTCTTTCACTAAATACTTCAAATAACTTATTCAGGGCAGGAGGTAATCGGATAAGTTGAGATTTTAATTCAGCAAATAAAGCATCAAATAGTTGAGAAGCAGTAGGTGCTGTGCAGACAGTTTTTTGTGGATAATGACATAACATATGGTGCATCATTAACCATGCAGCACAAGTGGATTTACCAACACCATGACCAGATTTAACAGCAAGCAACCTGGAATTCATGGATGCCTTCATTACTTTCTTTTGCCATTCATCTGGTTCTTCATCTAAAATATCTCTAACAAACTGTACTGGATCATCCTTGTATTTTGTGATGAATTCAGTGAATATATTTGGTTTACCTACTGTATCTACCATAAATCCTTTGGTAATGAATTAATGTGGTTCAAAGCCTCGTCTGGAACCCAGTAACTTGACGAGGTTCTTCCATTATTGTTATGGTACCACTCATCATGTAAAAATACTTCAATTGCGGATATCCAGCCTTTCAACTCATAAACACCATAAGAACCAATAACTAAAACATAATATTTATCTTTTTTATCTCTTTTCTTCAAAAACAATTCATCTTCTGGGTGAGGTCTTGTCCTTACTTCATAATGTTCCCCAACATCCGTCGAATCGTAACCTGAAATGCCAGTTGGATAAACTCCCAAATACTTAGCCAATGCAAATTCACCAAGAGCTCCTTCAATAGAATTCCCCCATAACCCTTTAGCACCTGGATTACCCCAAGATTCCTTATAAATCTCTAGACTTTTTCCATTTTTTGAACGCTGCAGGCATTTTAACTGCCTTTGAAGTCCTACTGTTGCGCCAATCGATATTTCGGCTGGGCTTAGAACTACCTCCAATGATTTGATAGACATTGATTTCATTTTCTCTCCCTGGAGCATCTATAATCCATACTCCATAATTATCAGGTAACTTACCTTCCAACCAATGAAACATTTTTTCAGCATGTTCCCTGGTATCACATTTAACTAATCCTGAACCTGTTTCAGCAATTTGCTTCTTCAAATCATCCAGGATCAACTTTGATAAATTCTTTTTCATATGGTATAGTATAAACAGTATCTTCAATATCCAAATCAACACAATCATAAGCTAGATAAGTACAACAATTACCCCTGTGCTTTGGATATGCTCTCAAAATCTTAGCATGAACCATCCTCATCTTTCCCTCGTGCAATTCATCTTCAACCTCAAAATGTACCTTATCCCCAATTCTGGGAGGTTCCGATATATCCTTACCCATATCCTTTTTTCTTTCATCTAACACTGTTTTAGAGATGTTCTTGATTGGTTTCATTGTTTTCCTATTGTACCTTTTTTTATCCCTGTGAACTTGAGTTCCACGGTTAAGAATACCCTTGCCCATATCAGAAAAATTGGATTCGTTTTTTGCAAAAATTTTTTAGTAAATATTTTGGGTGTGTGTTGCCTTATGCAATTTGCACCCCCGGTGGGGATGGCCCCGGGGGGCAAAGAACAGCAAATATATAAGCAACAGTAGGCCTAGACTCAGACCAGCCCAACCACACCCAATGTGTTCAGTAAGTACATATTTGAACACTTTATGCCTCATTATTGATATTATTAACCTTTTTTACGTTAAAATCTGAATTCTGGTCCCATGCCCACATGGGAATGACTAAGCCAGGACCCTCTGGCCTTGGTCCCTTCTGAGGTTATTAATAATACTTACTCCAACTATACTTACCCTAACTATACTTACCTTAACTATAATACTCATGTTAACTATACTTTATTAAACTATAATTGTTGCCTATAGTTTAATTAGATATAGTTTAATATAGTTATAGTATATATATATATAGTTATAGCCCTATTTTCTCAAGTTGTCGTTGTTGTGCAATAAGTTGTCTGTCAACATCTCTCTTTTTGTCTTGAACCACTTCCATTAACATTATAATCTGTTTTGTATCAATGCCTCGTAAACTGTTCGGGGGAAGATCCTGCACAAGGTCCAGAATATCATCCAAGCAATCCAACATATTCAATGTCATGTGAAGCCTAAGCACTTATTCCTTTTGTGATATTTGTTTCTTTTTGGGTGTAATATCCTTAGTCAATTTCATTTGTTGTCTTAATGCTTCAAGGTGAAGTTGAGTTGCATCACTGACTTGCATGTCAATCGTTTGTCTTTCACCATATTGAACAGGTGAATATTTACTAGCAACCCATTGTTTAGCACTGATAATAGTCTTGGCTGATGCTGGGTCAATATGCCCACGCTCTAATTTATCTGTTATGTCTTGGATTTGGCTCACTGTCATTTCTGCATAAGCCTTTTTGGCCTCCAAGTACCGTGCATTAAGGTCGTCATTCGATGATATTTGGTAGTATAATCTCTTGTAAGGTATATCAAGTTCTCTTGCCATTTTAGGGAGACTACCAAACTCTGAATATCCATCAAAGATCTTTTCCCAAAATTCAGGGTCATCAAACATTCTGTATTCCCGTGCTCTTTTTGCTCGTCTTATTGGTGTTCCAGCCATTTTATTCCATTGTAAGAGGGCATTCCGTGTCTTCTGGAGTACTACTTTGCATATAGCCCGAGTCTACCTCCTGGGAATGCCCCTTGATTGTTTTAAGTTTTAACCCATACTCATTCACACCTCTTGGGATAACAAGTCCAGGTTTTTTAATGAGTTTATTGTGCCTAAAGCCTCTGTAATTTACAACGTGTTGCCATCTACCCCATCTTTGTTTTATTGTGGTAATATCTGGATGTTGGTCTTTAAGTGATTGAGCCATTTGTAATCTGCCATCATCCACATATAATTCATCAGAGTTACCACCTTTCATTGTCATTGTGGCCTGTTTCTCTTGGAGGAAAGCATAGAATAATATAGTACACCATCCATCCTTCAAAGCACGGATAGATAAATCAGTATCCTCATTATAACGACCTCGCCAACGATATGGAATATCATTTTTAATAAGGATACACGAGTATATCCGGGTATTAAAAGCTATGGCTGGTCTACACGATATATCCGGTATAAAAAAGCGATATTGAAGACCAGATAATGCAACATTCTCATACCTATCAGTAAAATCCTCTGCTGCTTTAAGTATAGTACCAGAAGAAACATTTATTTTCATGTTATTATTTCTACGGCAGAAGTTCCGTATGTTATCATCCATTATCCAGTGTCGTTCAGCACCAATTGAGATGGAATGTTCCCAGACCCAATTCCGGGCAGGGATACCACCTTGACCTAGGTTGCTGAAAGGTAGAGTATATATTTTATCTTCATCAATGTATTTAGCATAATCATCATACTCCTGAGGTTCTATGACAATGTGATATGGTACTTTCATACGATCCAAAGCTTTACTTGTTAACCTGGATTCAAATCTGCCTTTACTGATGACATAAACTGGATATTTAGGGTTCATACTGTTCTGTTTCCTCTCCAAACTCAGTGAATTCATTATCATATTCATGTTCATCAACCCAAAGCTTATAAGATGCATGACGTACTTCTGCTTCAGGATGCCAATATGATTTCCTTAATGGATGTATTTTCTGACTTATTTTCTGTTCAAAATCCTTTACATCTTCCTCATTTTTAAAGAAAATATAAATCATACGATATGGAGACAAATCTTCTTGTTTGTATTCAGGCATATCTTGCCAGTGTGATTCCCATTCTTTCTCCCAACCTTCTGTATTTTCTCCTAAAACACGGTTAGTATAATCTTCGAATGAGGCTTGTTCCACTATCTGTTTTGGTTTACCGCTTCTATATCCCATATATCCCCTAAAATAATAGTATTATTAAAATTGACATAACCTAATATTGCTAAAATAAACATAATAATCCCTGTTAAAATACCACATAAATATATACATAAAAATAGAGTTATCATGCCATTTCTTTTACATTATCCCAAATATCTTGTTGTTCATTCTCATATTCATAGCCAAACCCTATTTTTTCTTCTATTGTCCATCCATTTTTAATATTAACAGAAGGTACTTTTGCACGAGGTTCGTCAGGGAATTTAAGAATAGTATTACCCTTTTTAAGATATTCTTCAACTGCAGATTTTGTGTTATCAGATGGATTAAATTCGGCAGTGTTTACACGTTTAAATTTTGAAAAATCTTGAACAATTACAAGTGGTTTTTTATTGAGAGGAGCTACTTTAGGTAATTTCCTTTTTTTAACTCTTTTTGATTGTTGTCTATCCCTTGCTTGTATAGAACTACACACCCTAGAACAAGCAGTATTATTTTTACGGATTGGTTTAAATATATCCCCACAGATACTACAAGGCATTTCAGGGAAATTAGCTCTGATTAAATCATACCGTCTTTTATCTCGTTCTTTCTTGTATTTAATATAGCATAAATCACCACAAAATCGTTTTTTATTTCGACCTAATTCTTTATCACAAGTGGTACATTTTCTTGTTTTATTTGTTTTCATTTATGTATACCTTTTATGACAAAATTATGGTTACATTCTGTAAAACTATTATTGCATTTTTTAATATTTACCAAAACAAAACCTTCCCTATGTGGGTTATGACAACGAGTTAATTGAATATGACGGAATTGTTTATCATTAGGAAAGATTTGAGCAGTTTCCATTGCATCTATTAATACTTTACTAAGATTATCCAAATCAGCATCAGGGCCTTTTTTTATTGGATAAAATGCTGCAACAGAAAGAGCAAGGTTATCATCTTCATTGAAGGATTTACTACCTTTTGTTTTGTAATCCATCCAACGATAAACAACCTCACCTATAAATGCTCTTGCTTTTTTTGTTTTAATTAGTCTTTTATTAACTACTTGCCAATAATTATTAGCACTAATCGGAAACGGTAGTCTTAAGTTCAGCACGGAATTCCTCCAATGATTGTTTTTGTTCAGCAGCTTTATATAATTTCAATAAAACTTTCATCTCCTTAGGCATCCCAACTGGTTTTCTATCTGGTTGAGGTAATAATCTTTTTTCATCCTCAAGCTTAGATAAATATTTAGGATCCTCACAAGGCATTCGTTTTGGATTTGTTAAAGTACCTTCACGGATGTCCTTAACAGTTGGGAAAAATGAGCTGTCATTAATGTGACTATCAAATGATTTTTTTATTCTATCAGCTGTAAAATCATTCAAAGCTTCTGCCCAGAAACTAATTTCAGCCTTACCTAATTTACCAAATTCCCTAACATGAGCATGGTAATTTAACTCACATTTTTTTAGTGAAATAAGCAACTGCTTATAACCCTCTTTATCCATCAGTTCAAAGTTTTCTGATTATTATTAATGTTGAAATATTCAATGTCTAGTTGAGAAAGTTGATCACGGGATTTATTTTTCAGAGTTACATCTTTATTCCTGTCAGGTACAAGATCAAAACGGATCCCAATCCACTGATTAAGCATACTCTGGTTTATCACATGACAAATATCTCGGCCATCCATATATCTATTCCTAATTTCAGAAAGCATACGACTAGCAGCGTTTAGAGAATTCCAGGGTTTAAATCTCCCATTATTTTCGGCTTCCTCTTGTTTGTATGCAACCCATTCTGCCCATATTTCTAAAAACTCAGAGTGTGGTTGCAATTCATCTGGAATTTCACATTTTTCCAGTATTTCTTCTGTTGAAGGCGGTGTGACTTTCATAGATGCCTATAGTTAAATTTTTATAGTTAATATAGTTTATATATACTATATAGTTATAGGGCTAAGCCTTTACATTAAGCTCTGCTTTACGAGAATCTTTTAGGTCCCGTATTTGTTTATTGTTTTTCACAGTATCAGGCTGCCCTGTCCAATATTCTGCCAACTGTTCAATTGATTCACATTGACCCATCTCAATTTTAGCTAGACTAAATGCTGTTTTGGAGGGAGGTGTGGGTTTGGTTCGTTTATGATCTTCGTCATCTGCATATTTTCTATCCATACTGCTTTCTGCATCATCATCTTCCTCAGGCCCTGCACTTAACCCAAACATTGCCTGTAATATTTGCCGTTTAGCATATGTTAAAGCACTCCCTACACCTTGAGGAGTTTTTTTGTCCAGAATTAATTTATAGTAACTCTGAATATAATGCCCAGTTTGTTTATGGAGTAATATTGTTATTAATCCCTCTCCTGTTGGGAATTGCATTATTCCAAGATCATATTCTTTACAAGCTTTATCAATCTTGTTAATAAGCGAATCCAACATTATATAATCATTCCCAAAATGGGGATTTTTTCCTGCAGCCACTACATGTGAACCAAGTTTTTTCTTTACATCAAACCAAGCTTCAAATAGTTCTTTTGCTGTTCCGATTACACGGAAATTTAGCGTTGTCTCATCCATATCTCTCCTAGTACCATTTAATATTGAGGGTTTGAATACCATTATAGTATCCGGTTAATCGTTTCTTCTCAGTTTCAGAAGCATCACGATATTCTCTATACCGTGCCAGAAAATGTCTGGTATCATCACGGCCACGATCAAGACTTTCTTGGTCTAATCTATAAGTCTGAACATTCCAAGGTCTTGACTTTTCACAAACCACAAAAAGGAAATCATAATCATCCCCAGTTATGGTTTTTAATCCATCCAAATACCAACTAGCTTGGATGTCATAGCGGAATTTTTTAACTGCACTACTAAATGAAAATGGATGGGCAGATAACATGAACTTTAAATCAATACAAAGTAATTTATCCTCCAATAGTTTATCTGCTCTGAAACAACCATTTACTTCAGGGATAATTGGGTGTTTAAAAAATCCAGATATTTCATTTTTGCCTAAATTTTTAACAAACAAATCGGACACAATTTCATCATCATGGATATTTTCTCGCCATTTTAATATTTGTGTCCACTCATCTTGGTTTATTAAAATCTTGCCTTCATTATTAGCTTGTTCCTCTGCCAACATTTTCTGTTCTTTGCCGGCCTTAGTTCGAGCATCAACTTTAGGCATAACTAAATACCGACTACTAAATTGATCAAATTCGAGCAAGGTTGTATGGCCTGCACTACCTAATCTTAATCCGTCAGTACTTTCTTGTTGATTCCTAGTTTTCCAATGATTAATAGACTGTCCAAATAATTTTATTTCAGACGCATGGAAATAACCAGGTTCATTTATATAATCTTCAAAAGGCATATTCTGAACAAGATTGCCTATCAATTCATTATTTTTCATATACTCTCCATGTGGTACCCACTCCAGTTTCCCAGAGTGGGATAATTTTAAAAAGGATAGTCCTGATCTTCACCAGAAGCATCCTGTTCACCTTTAGCAAGCCCTATTTTCCAACATTGTAATGAAACAACATATCCAGAGCCATTATCATTTTCCCACTTTCTGCCCTTTAGGTTGATGCTACAATCAACTTGATCACCTACTTTATATTGATCTAAAAGGTCAGTTTTTTGGTTAATGAACTCGAGCTTTAAGTGCTCGGGCCACTGGGGGTTTGGGGCATGTTCCAGAACAAATTCACGTTTTTTGAATTTCTCTGAATACTCATGTGTATCAAAAATCTCCTCAATTACACCAGAGATTTGAATTGAATCACTCATTATAAACTCCTACCATCAATGGTTGAAGGACATCCATGTCCAATAGAGACCAATTTTCCAAATTGGCTATTACGAATAGTTCACGGGATTGTGGCTATCCATAATTTCTTGGTCAACAACCCCAATCAATCTATCGGCTGTGGTTCTGACCTTGTTATTTAATTCTTCATTTAATATTTGACTTACGGTTGAAGCACTGGTTCCAGAAGCTGTGGCTACCATATTAATAGTAATGCCTCGTTTCCGTAATTTGCTCCGATATGATTCCATAATTTTTCCTTATGATTTAGGTTATTTTTGATTCATTATATACCATAAATTTTAAAAAATAAACATAAATTTTAAAAAAAAATAAAAAAAGTACAAATTATTTTTAAAAAAAAGATTAATAAAATCAATTATTTTATAATAAAAATGAATTATTTTAAAAATAATTAAAAAAAAGTGTTTACTTTTGTATATTTTCCATAGTATAATGTAATCTCATTAAACATTAACCCCAAACGGAGAGGTGAATATGAAAACTTGGTATATTAATTTATATAGACTTAAAAGGGAAAAGCAACGTGGCCGAAGATCAACAATACATAAGGTCCATTGTGTTACAGTTCGGTCAGATTGGAATACGTTTGACTGGGAATATTTAGATTTTACTTTTCCAAATACTTTTATGATGAATCCAGATCGACATTTAGAACGGTATAAATTAAGTGAGTTTGTAAGGTTTTATTTAGACTCACCTAATTTCTTTAAACGTATGGAAACTTATGCTAACAAAAAGTCATCTCATTATAATTTACCATTTTTAGAGGGGTATCATATTCCAAAAAATACATTCACCAAATGAATCAAGCCCCAACTTCAAGCCCTCTTGCTGAGAGGGTTTGGGGATAAGGGAATGGTTCTCTTATCATTTATAGTTAACCAATGTTCATAAGGAGATATTATGGGAACATTAATCGTAGAGAAAAAAAC